CAATCCGTGTTGTTAAATGGAGGAACTTGATGTTTGATCCGAAACTGAAAGAAGCAGTAGATGCATTGAATAGACATTATAAAAACAGATACATTAAAATAAATTTAGATTAACATGAATACGTATATTTATACAGGTGGCAGCTCATTGTTAACAATGAAGGATAACGATATTAAGAATTTTGATACTATTAGTAATCATTACTTAAATATTGATTGGGCTTGGGTAATTGAGGAAGATGGTACCTTTGTAGCTAATGAAAAAGAATATGATGTAAAAGCTGGTGATGTAATCTTGGTTCTCTATGCTGGTTATAGAGAAAAAGAAGTACCGGTTAAAGATAGAAGAAAAGTTAAAGATTTTGTTATTATAAGAAATGAAGATTTTTATAATAATTATAAATTGAATAAAGAATACGAGCAAAATCGTAATATGAAGGATTACAATTGTTGCGAAGCTTGTGTTAAGGAAGCTTAAAGATGAATTTAGCAGATATAGTTGGTGGACAAGTGGTCATACATCCAGACATGTTGGCCATTCCACCATTTAAAAAACTTTGGGATTCATTTAAAGATAAAGATTTAGCAACAAAATACTTATGGTACATAGTACTTAAAAACAAATATGATTCTCCTTATGTAGAGACTATGGAAAGAGATCTAATAGAACCTACATTAAAAAAGGAATTATTTGGAAATGAAAACTATGAATTACCAGAGATAGTAACACAAGCAGAAGATAGTTGGAAAAGCAGAACAAACAAAAACATCAGAATATTCAGAATGAGAATCACAATAAGTCTTAAATTCTAAAGCACTGCCATAAGTTCCAGATTTAAGAGTAGAAAGATAAGAATTGAGAGCATTACAAGCATGAACATACAAAACTTTCAACCAGGAAGATAAATCAACATAAGAAATATAAGGCAAAGACGTGGTAATCTTAGATGCAGCAACGGAACTACTTGCAAACTTAGAGATATTCTGACCTGCATCGCCCTTAGTCATATTATTAACCTGTTGCTCAAAATACTTCCAAAGTGACTGGAAAGGTACAAAAAAGTACTGGATATTTTCACGAATACGAGTAAACGCATCAGTGTTAAGGGCAGCGGTACGAGTCTTACCATTATATCCAATCTTAAACGTCTCATTAGGGTTAACCCACTGAGTAAAAACAGGCAGCAATTCACCGACCTGTGCGGTAAACATGTGACGATGAGACAAATCGAAAGCATTACGATTTACCTTGTTTTTAAGGCGATGCATACCTAAAACTTTATTAGCCATAATAATTAATTTTTATAAGAATCAACAATATCACGGTGCTTAATATTTTCAATAAAAGCCATATTAGCTTTCTGAACTTGATATTGAAATATAGACCGTGTCTTTAGAATATTAAAATCATAAGTTCCAGTATAAGGCGAAATACTTGCATAATTTTCATAAGCAAATAATTTGTCATCTTCCAAATTTTGGAAATACTGTATCATATTTTGATAATCCAGCCAGGATATGAAATCAAAACGTAACTTAAGACATTCATAAAAGCCCAAACCTAAATAGGAGGATAACGAATAGTGATGATGTGCAGCATAAAGCAACGATTTTAAAGGGTTGACAGAAACAGAACTGTTATAAATTGGTTTAGCAAAAGTAACAGCATACCAATGAACAGCCCGAAACAGATAATTATATTTATATAACTCGGTAGTGGAAGGCTGAAGCAACCACAATAAGAACTCTCTTACTTGTCCGTGATCATAGATTTCACCTGGGGAAGCGAAGAAACGGCGGGCAACGTATACCACCGAACGAAAAAGGGAAGAAGTCTCTGCAACATTAAAACAGGAAGAACCTGTAAATTTAACGGCAAATTGAGAGTAATACGCATCGGACATAGGAACAGGACGTCGGATACCTTTTTTGTTAACAACATAATCTGTTGTAAGTGTTTCGAAATCTCCAGCCTTGAGTAATTCTCTAACCTCACCTGGGTTCTTTGAACCCAATAAGATTGAGTGAAAACTCCTTTGTGGAAACTTAGCAAGCACTCTAGGGAAGTCAGAATGTTGTGTAAGATACTTACTAACATATTCTTGCATGTTGCCGTCTGTAACCTTTGTAGTCGTATCACCATAGACCCATAATTCAGCCAAATCGAGTTTAACACAAATTTCTCGGGGATTTTCTTTGGTTGATTGGGGCAAAGTTCGAACAATCCTAAAATCTGCTCGCGCTTTAGGCGAGTCGTGGAATAATAGGATATGATAATGCGGACGGAACGATTGCGAGCCGTACTCGCAAATAACGTAGTAGCGAAATGTTTCACCATATTCTTTTAAAAACCATTTTCTTAAACGACCTATATATTTTCTAATATCATCATACCATAGTATAGGAATAACAGAGTTATTTCGAATACCACGAGAGCGAGAGGGAAATCTACTATAATACTTATCAATACGAGCATAATAATCACGCAACATATGAGCGGTATCAATAGTAGAAAAATCTGTAAGTTTAAATGATTTAGATATATTATCCTCTACAAAGTAAAAACTTTTAGTTCTCCTATTATACTTTTTTATAACACGATTAGGAATGCGAAGAGCATAACCAAAAGGGTACATAAAAGAAGTATCGATGTAGGGTAAATGTAGATCATCATACGTAATAGTAAGAAATTCAACATATTTACGTTTAGATGCTTCTACCTCTAAAATCTTGCAAAGATGTTCCTGAGCTGCAACTCGACATTGAATGCATGAGTGACAACCAACAAGAGTTAAACCATGTCGACCGACAACAGGTACAGGATTATTACAACGAGGAAATAAAGCCATAATTATGTATTAAACAACTTACCAGTATAAGAACATAACAGAACTTCGCGTGTAACACGACCACCAGTTTTTGAAAAGTCTAGAGGACAATAAAGTTCAATAGTTTTCAAAGTTTCTGCCAAAAAAGGTTGAGATGTACCACTGCAATATGCTTGTTTACGCTGAATCTCTCGAATAACCTTTAAGGCAGTCAAATAATCTTTAGCATTCATAAGCAAAAACTAAATACGTTTATACCATTGATAATCATGTATCCAGGAAACAGGAGAAGTTGTCATTGAAGAAACAACAACTACAGAAGGCAAAAACAGACAAAGAAATTCGTCAATCTTACCATACTTAACAACATACTGAACACCGTTAACCTCAGCAATGAAACAGCAAGAAGAGATTCTATTCATAAGGCGAATAGTTTTTAGAACGGACAAAACCGTTATGTTTAACAATTGTGGTATCAACTGTAACAATAGTAGTGCGACCACTAGCAACTACATTATGAGACGTACTGCAAGATGTCAATGAAGTAACACCAAAATAAGCAGCTATCAATCCAAGCGCATACAGCGCTACTTTGATGATAATTTGTACAATTTCCTTTTTCATAGTGCAAAGATAAGAAAAGTTTTTTGTAACTACCAAATTTGTTAACATTAATTAAGAATATAGTTACTTAGGAACAAAAGTGCAGTAATTAGGAAAGTGTATTCCCACTTTTGCCTACCTATAACAAGATAGTAGGAATTTTCGGGAGAAAATTTTCATAAAAAGGTAGTTACTAATAAGTTACAAACTTTTCCGCGCAAAGCTAAGGTTTTTCTAGCAGACAAACCAAAATAAAGTATCTGTTTAGTTAAATTGTGTACGTACGTATAAAATGCGCACGCACACAAATACAAACAGATACATTAATAGTAGAATATAAAATTTTTATTATTTCATAAAAAAATATGGATTTTTACAGAAGGTATTTATGTTGAATGAGAATTATCAAAAAAATTTGTTTGCAATATAACGTACATTTAACAAATATTTAACTAAATTATTTGGTAGTTTCGGAGAAAGCAAGCAAGGAACAAGGTTTCGAATACACTGGCACTAATTAAAGTAGAAAAGTAACAAAAAGGGCGCAAGGGGTTAACCTTTGCGCCCAATTTGTTATTTGTAGCCTGTAGGGCTATAATTAGGGTTTTCACGATACGCATCAAGCCAAGATTTACCGCTAGGCGGTGGAGTAGGTTCACCACCGGTAGAAGAACCTTTGTTAAACTTAGGCTTAGGAGTAAAGTTGCTAATACCATCTGAAACATTTTTGATCATACGGGTAACAGATTCTCCACGCTCAAAGAATTTATCAGTATCATAACTATCAACACGCTTATTAGTAAGAGATGTTTCTGATTTATACATACCACTAAGAGAGCGAATTAAATCGGGTTCTTGCATCAACTTATTTAAAGACCACTCGTTTTGCTGAATGTTCAAATCAAGCAAATGCTTATAAGGTGTTTGGCGGAGGATATTTTCAGCCTTACCAATAGGCATTTTACCTAACATAAAATCGGTATAGTACCGTTGCATATCATTAGACATGTGTTGACCAGATGTCAAAGCACCATAATAGCCACCTAACTGTTTGAGGTAACTTGCATTAGCATTGGCATTTGTAATGGCGGCACGACCTTGCATTAAGGCGGCTTGACCTTGAACAGTTGCAGCATGTGCAAACGTCTGCTGAATAGAAAGCCACTTACCATAATTTTCTGTTTGCTTAAGGGTATATTTGCCAGCAGCAATATCACGAAAGGCAGATGCATAAAAAGACATAGTTTGAGCAACATTCTTTTCAACTTCCTGGGGCATAACATTGTACAGACTGAAAGCCTTTAACCGAGCATCATACATAGCATCAAAACCTTGCCAGTTTGCCAACTCTGCTTTAAACTGTTCTTGCAATAACCTATTCTGATAGGTATCCATAGCAAATTTGTAGGTCATTTTTTGCATATCTGTTTGAGATTCCATAAGACCTTTCTGAGCCATATTGACACCCTCAATAGACTTATTTACATTTTCTTGTGATTTTTGTAAAGAAACAGACGCGTCAACGGAACGTGTAGTATTGTAAGCAGCCAAGCCACGATTAGCAGCATCACCAATAAATGAATAATCTGTAGGCATCATTTGGGCAGATTCAGCAGCACTTGCAGAAGAACCGCTACCAACATTTCCACTAGCAGAAACATCACCAAGCAGAGCATTAAGACCTGATGCACGCATATCATTAGCCTTAGCAGAAGAAGTTCCAAACATACGATACATCGTTTCTTGCCAATCACGATTTTTCTTAGCTTCTTCAGCATTAAAGCGATTTTGTTCTTGCATGATCTTATAATTCATCTGGTTAATCTTATTGGTATTATGATTTCCAAAAAGACCACCAAGCAATGAACTAGCCATGCCAAGAGCACCACCGATTAAGGCTCCAGGAACACCACCAACAGCAGAGCCACCAGCAGCACCAGTGGCAGCAGATGTT